TGATCTTCGACTTGGTGCTGAAACAATCAATCAGCGTCTGAACCTGCGGAGCATCGTACCCGGTGTTGAGTAACCGCGAGCACGACAGAATTTGAAAGTCGCCGTTGTCGTGGCCTTCAAATAGTTCCTGTCGCTCTTCTGGGTCCATGTAACCGTCAATGTGCTCTGCGCTATAGCCTTCCTCCCTGAACATCTCCACGAGCTTCTGAGAGTGCTTGATTGACGGACTGAACGCTATCGTCTGACCTTTGCCGAATCGCTTGAAGTTCTCGATAATAGCGCCGACCAAACTAGGATCTTTTTCGACTGCATCTGATAATGATTTCGGATCGTAATCCACAGCCCCAGTTGATACTCTTTTGGTCTTAACCCCGTTAAGGTTGGCGTGAATGCCGCCGTAATACTTAACCGGGCATAAATAGCCCTGATCAAGCAGCTCCTGCGTCGTTATCGGCACGATCAGATCTGAGTAAAAGTTTCCCAATCCTTTTGAATACGGCGTGGCGCTGAGTCCCACAAAGAGAGAGTTTCTCGATGATTCCATCAGCTCCGTGGTGGCCTTGTAGTGCGTATGGCATTCGTCAATGATCGCAAGATGAAAGAGCGGCTTGTATCGCCGTCTGGCTATTGTCTGAATCGATGCGATTTGGATCGGTGCGTTCGGGTCACTGCGCCAGTGATCGGCCTGCAATACCCCTACTCTGACGCCTGCGCGGTCAAACTCAGCTAATGCCTGATCGACCAATTTTATCCGGTCACAGATAAAGATGCCCAGTTTGCCGTTCTCTGCCACTGCCTTCAGGATCTCCACCGCGACTCTGGTTTTACCGAAAGAGCACGGCGCCGCCAGGACGCAATTCTTGTTGCCTCGCCTCATTGACTGCCGCAGCATCTCGGTGGCTTTTTCTTGGTGAGGTCTCAGCATGAAGGTATCTCGATTCCTTTGAAGTTATTGGGGCCGAAGCCCCGTGTGTGTTGGATTAGACTGACTCACACTTTTTTTCTGCTATAAACTTTCGACCTTTTACGGCATCCTCTAAAATATTTTCAACAGCATAATTTATTTCCCATCGCGTGACTTTCTTTGGGTCTGCTTCGCCAAGCCATTTGGCGTAATAGTTTTCGTATTTGCTATACAGGTAGTGAGCGCCGGTAAAGAAAACGTCACCATGGCAGAAGTCTTCGTAAACCGGAAGCTGGGCAACGGCACCGTTATGGTTGAAACGGTGAAAGGATACTGTATCGCGCTTATTCATACCGGCGGCGCTGTTGGCTTCTTCTGTGATGTATTCCCAAGTTTTCATAATTCTATTCCCCGTTCCGTTGTTGTTGAATATCAGTATACGGATATAATCGGGATAGTAAACACTTTTGTTAACTATATTTAAATGTCTTTGATTTTTATCAATCGGAAGTGGTTTCGCGGGATCACAACGCAAGGCTGAACCTCGAATTCGTCGCGGTGGTTTGAGGATCTACCAAATGGAACAAGGTCTTTTGAGATGTTGTCTTGCGGGCCGATTTCTATCGCAACAAAAGCGTCGTCAAACTCCACGATGAAATAGCTACATCGCAACTGAAAGTCTTCGGCGTACTGCCGCAGCTTTGAATATTTCATTGCACAAAGTCTGATATCTGGATAGGCGTCTTTGTCGTTGTAACGGCGTTTGAACTCGACAAAGTGGCTTACCTTGTCATCTGTGTAGATTACCCAATCGACGCCCCAGAGCATGTCAGATAACTTGTCGATGCGTCTCCCTGTCTTCTCAATGATGGCCTGTCGTGCGGCGTGTTCTAGCTTGAGCATCTCTGTCGTTTCAAATCGCTGCCTTGCCATTTTTGCTCCTTGGTTTATTGCGGGCGCACTTCAGCTTTTTCCCTTTGCAAGCCACAACCATGCAGATCGTTAATCTGGTTAGGTCTTGCGTGGCTACACCCTTCGGTGCGGTACTCATGTGCTTTCGCTTTCCTGTCTGAACGCTACTCAGACAACCCACTCGGGCCTTTGCGTATAGGTCGTGATCTTACCCGAGAAGCTGACACTCGGACGCGCTGCTTTGGGGAAATGTGGGCACGGCGAGAACCCAACTGTCCTTTGCGACAACCATTCACGTTAGTTGTATTTGAAGTTGAGAGATGAGACAATTAGCGGGTCGGTTTGGCCCGGTATTTTTCCCATCTCCCCTTTCTACCGGCCTTCAGGGGTTCGCTGCCCCGCCGATATCCACACTTTACTCTAGTCAGTCACGGCTATCAAGCGTTCCAGATACCATTTAGCTTTTAACAAATCTTGCTTTGGCGAGTGCTTGTATTTGTGCCGGTGGATGTACTTGATACAGTTCCCCAGAAGATAGCCTTTGTACTCATCTCCAAGCTGCTGCTGGATGTAATCGATACACTCGACACCTGAAGCGTTGTAATGTGCTGGCCGGTTCACGGCGTCCCATTCGTTTGGTGTTGCGTCATTCAGTGATAATTTCATTTCTCGCCCTTATAATTGTTCGCCTGATTGATGATATTGAAAGTTCAATTTTGTGTTTTATTTTTAAAACATCCGAAATGACGGAGAAAGAGATTCCCGCGCTTTTCATTTGAACCATTTCTTTCACGATTTTCTGGTGGCTTTCGCTTTTTTGCAGTTTGCCGCTGATTATTTCGTATCCAAACGGCGCTCGACCAGAAACATGAAACCCTGCATCTTTTGCTTTTTTCATCCCGGCCTTTGTCAACTCAGAAGTTTTCAACAAATGATCGCCGTGAATTTTAGCGTGACATATCGCGCAAAGCGATACGGTCTTGGTGCCGCCGAGAACTTTCGGAACAACGTGGTGAGCGTGATTCGCTTTAGCCTCGCATTCAAAGCACACCAATGCGCTTTTTCTCTACTTTTATTCTTGAATTATAATCCGCGATCATTTCACGGTAATCCTTGGCGTATATCTTGATGATATTGCCTTGAGTCGCCAGCATGTGAGCAACCTTTTCTTCGCCAAACTTTCGGATCATGAAAATGGTATAGACCTGCGCCGCTGATCCGTGCTTCATCCCGTAGAGGTTACACGCCGGGCATTGAGGAAACACGTTATCTGGCGAATGCGCCCAGAATGATGATTTGCCTTTAGGAAGGAAGTGACCGCCGTGACAGGTCGAATAGTGCCGGTACTCTCCGCAGGTAACGCACTCGCAGAATCCGTCGTCGTCGGCTTCCTCAAGTCTCCTGAGAAGCTGAAAAAGTCTGAGTGATTTAGCCCGCGGGGTTTCTGGCACGATAAAATTCCGATTCCTTTGGATTCGTAAGTGTAACACCGTGATCAAGCCCCCAGTGAAAAACTTGCTCCATGAAATCGTGCATTTCACCTTTCAAAAGTTTTGTGGTGGATTTTAGTTGCGCCGGGATCACCGTGTTTCCAATGACAACATCTTCAACGCCGAGAAAGTTATTTTTCAAAATCGCTTTCATGTCTTCGGCGCTAACCGGGACTTTCTTCGAGAAGTGTAGTGACATCTCGGCGCACCATAGGTGAAAAAGCGAGTTTTGACTGACCGACCTTCGATCTGCGAACGGTGCCAGGCTCCACGCCACCGGCTTTTCGTAATTCCAGTCTTCAAGATGTTTGCGGAAATACTTTAAAACAGAATCGATTTCCTCGCGTTGACGAACTAACCAAAATTCGCCGTTCATTTCTTCAGATCATCAATCAAGTCGTCAACAATCATTTGGATTTCTAGCCAAACTCGCTTTAATGCTTCAATCATCAGATAGCTCCAAAAAGTGAATCGGCGAAATGTTCAGATGTCCTGATACCTTCTCAACAAGCGACAGTTTTGCATCTTGACGATAGCGCCACTGGGATACCTGCTGCTTGGTAATATCAAGGCGAGAAGCGAGTTCCGTAGAACTCACCCCCGCTTTGATCTGAGCCAATCTTAGCGATTTTCCGAAATTAAAACGGCAAATCATCGCTTAAATCCCTTGCTTCGGTTGGAGCGCTTTTTCCGTTGTAAACGTCAGAAACTTTGCCTTTTAAAACCGGCTGATTACCGCTCGATTCTTGCTTCCACAAAGAAATGTCGATTGTCTCGCCTTCTTTAATATCCCGGTGAGCAACTAATTTACCCGATAGAACTGGCGCACGTTCGCCGCCTTCGTTCTTCCAAAGGCTTACTTGTCCACGATTATCATAAGTCATATTTTTCCCCTATTAATTCAAAGTTAGTGTTTAATTCTTCCAGAAGTTTTTCAATTGCCGCTGAAAGTCCAGCAATATACTTTTCGTCTCGTTCAACCTTCATGATCAGGTTCGGAAGGTCGGGATGATAGCTCTGAAACCAGTAATCAGAGAAACCCATCAGCCACATAGTCCCTTGAACCTGTGCATAATACTCTGCCGGCATTGCACCGCTTTTAGCATACTCTCTCAGATAAGCAGTATGGACACCCGGCGACGGACACTTGATCTCTAACCCGGTCAACATACCATCACCAACAATCCGATCAGGAGAACACCCGACAGTCATGTTGTCATTGGTTACAAAGCCAATTTCTCGGCAATGTAAATCTTCTTGAAGCCAAAAAACGCCTGCCGCTTCTGGTTCCAAATCGTTGCCACGCTGCATCCAATGGCTTTTGAACGTCTCAAATCGCTTACCGCTTAACCGCTCCGCCAAGAGTTCATTGAGATACTTCTCGGAACTCGCCGAAGGCTTCCCAGTAGGCGTCAGGAGGTCTTTAAACCGCGAAGCCGATGGAATGCCCAGCCGAAGTTTAAACCACTCCTCGGAGCCTTGTTCGACGTTGTGAATCTTCATTTAACCTGCTTCGCTTTTTTCTGCTGAAGCTGCTTGAGAGCTTTGGAATAAGAATCTTCCGAAAGCTCTTTTATATCCTTAACTTTGTACAACTGAAGAAACGCGGTTTTGTTCGAGTTGGTCGAGACTATCAAGGCATCGATGTGCGCGGCCTTGCGTTCATCAATACCCCCGGTGGTTATTTCCTGCGCGTCGGTGTCATCATCTCCAGATATTGCCCACATGCTCTGAGCTTGGTATCTCTTCAGGTAAGTTGACATCGAGCCGACATCTTGCATTAAATTTTTGCCACCATTTTGAACGATCGTTTTTGCCGTTTGTCTGATCCACTGACCTGACGAATGGCTAATCTGAGAAGATACCGATACACTATCGCCAAGCATTTCGACGGACTGAACAAAAGCCAAGCCATTTACCGCAGCAACTGCGCGGATAGAGTTCAAACAAGATCCGAGGTCAGCGTAACGGTTTTTTAAAAACGGATTGGTAGCGTTCTTTGCGGGGTTCTTGATCTCTAACTGAGCCTTTGCAAGCGATGCTGACAGTTCATTAATTAATTCGGATTGTTCCATGTGTTTCTCCCTTTTGAAATACAAGGTTAACACTTTAAGCGAAAGAATCAACTAACAAGGAAGAATTATGTCGTATCTTGACCCATACAAAAGCCACAACCACCTTTATGATGTCGCCAGAGGCATCTTCCCGCACGAATCAGCCCTGAGTATTTTCGGGTTCAACAGAGATGTCGGTATCGATTTCGAGACCGTCTGGAACGATGGTTCGACGTACGCTTATCCGTCCGCTGCGGTGATAATGTCGGCTGTTTCGACATCTGCGTCTGATGTGATGCCTGTTTTGATTTCCGGGTTAGATAGTGATTACGAGCCGATATCTGAAATCGTCACGTTAACCGGAACCTCGGCGGTTACAACTACTACGCCATTTTTCCGAATCAACTCAGCCGTGATTCTTGCCGGGAGCAATGTCGGAGACATATCAATATCGAACGGCGGCGTGAAGTACGCCTTCATCGAGGCAACGATCGGCGTTACTCAATCGTGCCTATACACCGTACCGGCAAACTGTTCGATGTATATTTTCAGAATCGACGCCAATTCTGCGACCACAAACGCAAACAAATTTATTACGCTCAGAAATGTTGTGACCACGAACGGTCGGACGCTTCGAGTATCTGAGGCGACGTTTGCCACATCTCAAGTGTCATACGATCGGCAAGTTCCGTTTAAGATTGTGGAAAAGAGTGATTTTCAGTTTCAGGCAAAGTCATCATCTGGGACGAACGAGGTTGCGTTTTTTGTCGAGGCGACCCTAAGCAGAGATCCGGTTTAGCCTTTGCGGATCATCTCGCAGATCTCGATTGCTCGGTTGCCGACCTGCTTCGCCCAGCGTGAATCGTAGAACTCATCGGCGGCAGTCTCGAAGTCATATTTCGACATTGCCGTGATGGCGTTTTTGAAGCCTTTGAAACGAGTGATTCCGAGGTTAAAAACCATGTCGATCATGGCGTTCTGTCTTGCTTCACTTAAATCAGGAAACCACACAAAGCCGCTCAGCTCGCCGATACAGCGGTTGATGTCATTATTCAGCAAGTAGTCTATTTCGGCCTCTGATAGCCCTATACCACCGTTTGGATCGATGTTGCGCCCAACGCCAATGGTGGTTTTGTTCTGGCTGCACTTATAAGCGTGAGTCTCAACACCTTCATGTCGCTTGATCATCTCTCGGAGCTTTTTCATTTGCGAATCAGCTCGTTGATAGCCTTCCACGCCTCAATCATTTTCGATTCTAAAACCTCAAGCCGGTTCAAAATTCGGCCAATAGTCAAAACGAGCAAGAATATGCCAGCAGCAACCGGCCAAAGCGAAACAATTGCGTCTACTGTTTCCATTATTCATCCCGCTTGAAAAGTTTCCTGACCGTGTCGGTCTCCCAGATTCTGATCAGAGTCCAAACGATAGAAAGACCCGCAGCAACGGCGGGCAGCCAGCCCATTAATGCGGAAACCGTGGCCGTAACTGACGCCACGTCAAGTGCTGCTTTTGAGTGCTCGGTGATCATTTTTCGCGGCTAACTCCTTTCACTTTCTCGTAGCTTCTCAAAGCTCCAAGTCCGAGCATTCCGGTCATGGTTGGCATCAAAATGCTTGAATCAATCGCTGGCATCTCGAACCAAATATCTAGCAATGGGGCCAAGAGCACGGAGTATAACAGACCCAGACCGCAGCACCACCCGATAAATGGTCGCCACCCGGCCACGAAAAGGCTTTTGTGAGCGGCCTCGGCTTTGTTCACGTCCAACTGCAAGGCTGCATTTTTGTGCGCTTCTTTCTGCGCTAATGTTGCAATTTCATGCGCCAATGCGTTTTTCTGGTCTTTGTCCTCGACAAACTTTCCCAGCAACCCGGTTATTGGCCCAATCAATTGCTCGAGCATTATTCAGCCTCGTCCTTTTCTTCCTTTTCTTCTTCTTTAACTGACTGACTAATAGCGTTGGCATAGGCTGAAATCAGCACTTTCAGCTCGTTTTCTTGCTGAGTCAATTGCGCCAATTGCTGCCTGAGCTGGTTGATGCGCTCAACGTGCGCTTTAGCCACATCACTTAAATCCGCTTCTTCATACAATACGTCATCAATTGTTATCATTATTATCCCCTATAGTTGAATTTGTATGTTATCACAACTACCACGGCAACCCACTAGCATTAACCGGATTCTTCTGCAATTCAATATTAGCATCAAAGCTCGCTTCAAGAGCTTCAACGTCCATCGTCGCTTTAACCCAGCCCAGTACCACTTCTTCGGTCAGGTCATCAAAGGCCACGAAATCTTCAGCAGATTCATCAGGCTGAAATGAACATGTGCCGTAACTGCTGGCTGAGTATTCACCGTCAGTCTTTGAAACTCTCCAGTGTGCAATGGTCACGCCGCCATCAGCGACAGTTCTTTCTAGTTGTGCAATCGTCCAAATCATTTCTGTTTTGCCTTGTTGTTTAAGAATGCAAATGTTTCCATGAGCTTGTAAGCCTTCGCCACCCATTGGTCGTCTTTAGGCGTGTCGGTGTAGTTCGCAATAACTGATGCAATAGTGACTACCGATGTCGCTATTACATAAATGTTTATAAGATAGTCCATTGGTTATGCTCCTTCTAAGGCTTCGATACGGGCGGTTAGGGCTGTAATCATGTCTTGTTGTTCTTGAATACATTTCATCAGCGCATATTGCAAGTCAGTCTGGTAAAGAGACAAACGCATTTTAGGGTCTTCTTCTGTTCCCCAGTTTGACTCCATGACAAACTCAGGCGCAACAACTTGAACATCTTGTGCAACAACACCCAGCGTCAAACCGGGGTCGTCTTCCATGTTCTGGTCTATGTAGTTGAACGTCTGAACAGGAATAGCGCAGATCACATCCAGATATGATTTAGATGGCAAAAAGTTTGTTTTCTCACGACGATCCGACAGGTTAACGTTATTGGCTTGGTAGTTTGATATACCGCCGTTAGAAGCCACGCCAAAGCGAATAGCGCCCCCATCACGGAAGTATAAAAAATTAGACCCTGCATCGTTTTGTGCTGTAGTGTAGTCTATGAATATTCCATAAGGTAATGTCGGATGCTCATTACGAATATGTACCGCCCAATCGGCAGCAGTCGATACTACCGCTAGTTTGGGAGTGCCTAGGGCAGTAGGAACCACACCCAGTCCAAGATTCCCGCTGGCGTCGATTCGCATGCGTTCTGATGGTGAATAAGTAGACCCAGCAGTAAGAGAATCATTTGTAAAAAATGAAATTATTCCTGAATGGTATCTGCTAAACGCGGCAGAAGTGCTATAAGCGTCTGTTTTATATGGTGTGCCACCACCGTGAAAAGAAGCACCGTGGCCTACTTCTAATCCTCCAACATCTGCATATTGCCCAAGATAACCGCCGGAAGTGCTAGGGTTCCCATTAATTTTAATAGCATAGTTATTTTGAGAATAGCTATATACTGTGTCTAACTTTGTAGCGCCGCTATAACCTCCATTTACGACTAATTTTGCACCGCTAGGCGAACTAGTACCAATACCCACATCACCACTAAACGTCGCCGCTCCTGTGGTAACTGTAGCTCCTGTGGTAACTGTATTAGCGGCTATAATTAAATTTGTGCCATCAAAATCTAACCTTGCGCCGTAGTCAGAGGTATCCCCATCTGTGGAATGAAAATCTATGTAGCGGCCTACTTCCATCACGCCATTACTAGCAACTTCAGCAGTAACCCCCCAACGATTACCAGAGACGGAGGGTGCTAAAGTTAAGCCATTAACAGTACCACTAAAGGTGGCGGCTCCTGTGGGGGAAATGTTTAGTCGTATAGCAGATGCTGTTGCGTCAAAAAAGATGAGACTACCAGATACGCCGCCAATTCCATCACCGATGCGCCAAGAGCGCCCAGAAGCACCTGTATTGGTTAGCGTGATGTCGCCGCCGTTGCTAATGTAGTCTCCAGAAGCAATAAGTCGTTTGGCTGTGATGTCTGTGGAGAAGGTGGCCGCTCCTGTGACAGAAACAGTGCCGCTGCTATACAGGGACAATACATTTGTCGCGTGGTTGTACGTTACTTGTCCGGGAATTGAAGCGTTGTTGCCATTGTTAAATCCCAACCAACCAGTTCCAGTCGCGCTTGAGACAATGACAGTACCTTCGTTAGCCCCACCGCTGCCAATTATTGTGCCAAAAACAGTGTTTTGGGAGCTGGCTGTGCCTGCCGTTAATAGGCCACCAAAAGTAGCAGCGCCAGTCGTACTCAGCGTAGTAGCCGCGACACTAGCGGGAGTGGTTGCGCCTATTGTCGTGCCGTTGATAGTTCCGCCTGTTGCCGTAAGAGTCGTGATCGTCAACGCGCTAAGTGTATTGCCCGTCAAAGCAGCGTTTAAATCTGCGTCTAAGACATTGTTGAGATCAGCTCGCGCAAGCTCAAAGCCGCCAGCCGTCGCGCCGTCATTAGTGTGCAACGAGTCATTGGTGCTGTTGTAGACAATCTCGCCTTCAGCGCCGGTAAACGCTGCCACCTGTGCCGCAGTTCCTCGCCTGATCTGTAATTGCGTAGCCATCGATTATGCCTCTATGCTTTTTAGCTGTTTTAATGCCCAAACGAACTCTGCGTGGTCTGGATTGTATTCTTTCACTTCAATAGAGCAAGTTTCATCATTAATTGATGATATCACGTTTAAAAAAACGCCTTCTTCTCTTTCTTCTCCACCAACTACTTGGCCGATTTCCATTATGTCACCTTGTACAATTTCCATGAATATATTACGTTCGAACCTGATTGCACGTTGCGAGTATACAAATCCGCTCTAATGTATATTTTTGCCGCGCCAGACCATCTAGCAAAAGCAAAAACTTCACTTTGAACGCCCCACTGGATTTCTGTCGGCCTAGTGGTTACGTCTGGAGTCCAAGCAACAATTGAGCTTCCTGCGACAGTACCGACAACAGCTATGTATGTGCTGGTATCCTCGCCCCAAGTGCTAGTGTTTGTGTTTGTTTCAATATAATCGGTTTGATCTAAGCCAATCCCATTATCGGCAGAACTGTACGGATTCTTTCGAGCAAGAAACGATCCTTTTGTAAATGTGCCAGAGTCCACCAACAACTGTCTGGAAATTACAACTCCGTTGAATTCTGCGCTGCCGTCTTTGTTAATGCTCCAGCCCGTAGACCCAGCAGAATAGTTGCTTGACTGAATGACATTGCCGATCTTCGCATTTGTGATTATACCATCACTGATTTGCGCTGAGTTAGTAACCACGTTTGACGCGGCAAGTTTGCCAGCCGTTATCGCGTTAGACTGAATGTTGGCCGATTGGATGAACTCAAAGTTACCAATGGCAGACACTACTGCTGATGTCGTGATCGAACTTGCTTGTATGGACCCGATCACTGCGTTATCAGCAAATATATTAGACACGTTCAATTCGGCAGCGGTAATGCTTCCAGCAATGATCTTGTCGGCATTGACGGAGTTAGCCGCCAGTTTCGTAACCGTCACAGCATTAGCTGAAATCTTATCGGCGACCACGGCTCCAACTGCCAAAGAATCCGCCGTTACAGCGCCTGCCTGAAGAGCTGCCGTGCTTATACTGTTTGCCGCGATAGCATTTGCAGTCACAGACCCGACCGCCAACTTAGCGGCGATAATCTGCCCAGCTAAGATTTCGTTTGCAGTTATCGCGTTGGCCTGAATCTTGGCCGTCGAAATCGCATTGTCACCAATGTAGGTTTCAGTGATAACGTCCAATGTTGCGACTTGACCAGCACCAAGACCGCCCAATGTAGCCTGCCCAGCACCAGCCCCTGAGAGCGTACCGTCAGAGTTAATGCTCACGTTGCCATTGACCAACCCTGCGGCAGCATTAGCCACTGGAAGCAATCCTGAAGCCTGTGTGGCGAGATTAAGTTGATCTGTAAGGTCAGCGGCTGCGATGGAGCTTGTCCATGCTGATCCGGTGTATCGATACAGTTTAGAATCAGTCGTGAGCATTACAACCCGACCAGTTACCAGCCCAGTTGTTGGCAAAGTAGTGACGCGCTCAATAGGTCGAAGCGTATCGCTAAATAAGTTCTCGCCCAGCGTTCCAGTGATATCAGCAGTATCCACCAGCGATGTAAATTCAGGAACCGACGAATCATACCGATACAGTTTTTTATCTGTAGTCAGAAAAACAATGTTTGGCCCAGTGTAACCACCCGGAGAAGGAAGACTTGTGACCGCTGAAATTGGCTCGATGCCAGCAGCAAACGAGGCGGCAGTGATTGCGCCAGGGTCCACATTAGAAGCAGTGTATAGGTCTGTAGTCCACTCTGTTCCCGTCCAAGCATAAAGCGTGTTGGTAGTGGTCAGTAACTTGATCTGACCGATATGCTCACCAACAACGCCGACAAGAGTTCCAACCGGCTCGATCCCAAACGCATCACCGGCTGCAAATTGATCAATAACGCCTTGATTTAGATCGTCGAGACTGATTTTCAACGTGGTAGCAGAAACCGGCGGGCTAAAACCTGATCTGTTGCCTGATCTGTCAGCAGACCGAAGCCAGTAATATCGCGTGACGTTATTAGCAAGACCAGTAATCGTATGCTGGTCAGCAAGCGTCTGAACAACAAGCGTAGAAGTTCCCTGATTGTTTGTCGTGTTCTCGAATATCTCAATGAACGCCAAATCAGAATCAGACGGGTTTTCCCAGTTGAGCTTGATCTGCTGAATTCCACCCGTCGCAGTAATCGTTGAAGCTACTGCTGGAGCCGTTTGATCGCCTTGCAGGATGATTGTTCCGGTTATCTGTTCTGATACCTTGCCGGTCAATGTGACAGCTCTGACGCGGAATGTGAACTCCTCAAGCTCTCGCATGCCAGAGATGACCGTTGTAGTGCCGTAAACATTGACGCTTGAATAAGCCCCGCCACCACCAATGACATCCTCGTTTACGCTGCCGTAGTTAAGCTCTAGCGTTGTCGCGTCTGCCACTGATCCGTAGCTTATTGTTGCCGTATAGGCGTCAGATGTCAGTCCATAATCGATCTCGCCCTGACTTGTCTGCTTGAACTCGACTTCAAAGAATGAAATGTATTGGCTGTCAACTGGCAGGGTCCAGCTAACCTGAACTGCGGGTAACACCGAACCGTCATTGCCAAGAACTGTAGTTTCGACCAGCGTCAATGCGGTTGGCGCTACTTGATCTGGCGTGTCATCAATGATGTCCGTATAGTCTGGCGTGATCGGGCCAACAGTCGCGGTGACGCCTGATTGATCGTTGTCAGGGTTCCTGTCGCTGAATACGTTGGCGCTAGAACCAATGCCAATTGCGCGAACCCAGTACCAACGCTGATCGCCGACAACAATCGGGTCTAAGGCGGTGCTTTCGTCATGCTTAAACGATGTGATTAATCCTCGACCAATTTCTATCGCGTCCGACCATTGGCTAGTCGCTGAAGCGTAAACAATGATGCTTGAAAACTTTGAGGTATTGCTTGGATTGCGCCAATCTAATTCAATAGATTTTACGCCAGCAGTTGCAGTTAAACTTTGCGGATCAGGAACGCCGGGAAATCCGTTTGTTATAATACCCGCCGCGCTGATAGTTGAATATTCTATCGCGTCAGGATCTGCGTAACTTCCGGGGTCATCTTCCGCAAGCGTGAGAGAGATACCGCTTTCTGTAAAACTCCAACCCATGCAACGGAAGACCTTCGACGAAAATCCAAGCTCTCCGATAGTTACTTCAACCCTATCGCCAACAGTGATTGCCATTGCTGAAAGGTTAGCTGGAAACGTCAACAGCTTTTGCTGGTCGCTCATCTGAATCAGCTTATTTGCGATTCGTTGAGCCATGTAACTTGAATTGGTAAACGGTAGGTTTATTTCTCGCTCTAATGTTTCGCCGTTGTCTCGATTTAGGGCGGCGGTTAATTGAACCCGTGGAACCTCGACCGATTTATTGTTTTGAGCCGGGTCGATAATGATAGATTTGACAGTGTTGAATCTGTCTGCTCGTTCAACAGATGTTTTAACCGTCACAGACCCGGCCAAATCGTCCTCGGTCAATACATGAGTCGGTGCCTGATACACGCCTGCGCTGATGATGTACTCGCCACCAGAGTATACCAGCGAACCATTCATTGAACTCAGCAGCTTGTTGATGCTGGTCATGTGCGGATCAGTTCCGAACAAAACGCCATTCGCGGTGAATCGCTTTTCAGTGCCTCCCGGAACTGGTACGGAAACATCGCAAGCGTCGGCTGCTATAATCACCTCAAGCCAATCGACTTTATTTGTTGCTACGCCCATGCCGAATTGTGTATTGGTTAGGTAATCAGCAACGCACAAAGCCGGGTTGTCAGAGTAGGCTATGTAACTTAAATTGGTTGGATTTGCGCCAGCAGTGTTCCCGGCGGCAACGTCTAATCGCGGATCGTAAATCTTCCGACCTTTAACCAAAGCGCGGATGTTGTTCGGCGAATACTTGCCCCAAAGTTCTTGGCTTTCGGTGGCTTCAAGCAGAGTAAAAATCGTGTGGATATACGCGATACCTTGCCCTTTGTTGCTGGCAGTGTAATCCGTAAACCTTGATTGAAGAATCGGATCGGCAGTTTGATTAGCGGTGCCAAGATATTTATAAACACCGACCTGCGTCACATTGATTCCAAGCACCGAAACCGGCCCGAACGTTCCAGAAGTAACCGCGCCATTTGGATTCGCTATCACTTCATCATCAAGCCAGACGTCTGTGATTGCCTCGACCTCATGCCCTGCAAGTGCAACAACGTGATGAAGGTCTTGGTTGTCGTTCCCCGATACACCCAAGAAAGTCAAAGGCCCAGACACCAGCGCCTGACCATAGATTATCTTCATCGGTTCGACAGTGCTTTTTGATGTTACCTGTCTGCTTCGATCGGTGTCTGGGACGCCCGGCATATCTGGCATCATAAGTTTTGTGGCAAGCATTGCCCCGCCAGCAATGATAGCTGTACCGGCAACCAAGGTTACGCCGACAAAAGCAGAAAGACTCAGACCAGCCAGAAAAGCAGCGCCGCCAACGGCCCCGATCACCGCTGATCCAATTGAGACAACTGCTATAATTACTGGTGGCATATCTTCCAACCCTTGATGATGTATCTTTCGTTGACTCTAGCCATGCCCTTTTTCGTCAAGCAAACAGCTTCTGTTCCGAATTTTATGCCCATCGCCTGCCCAATTATCGGCAAATCAACAATAACCGGGTCGCCGTCGCCGAATTCTTCGCTCGGCAGTGTCTGAAGAGCGAAAGAAACCAAACCCTCCAGTCCACCGTGTTCGGCCAAAATCTCTTCAGCGCCCTTTTCGCTATTGTACCCGAAAGCGTGAATATAATCTTTCCCGGTTAGCTCCAAAAGCACATGCGCGACAAACTGGCAACAATCCGAATCGCCGTACTCAAACTGCCGCCTCTTCCATGAATTCAAGGCTTGAAGAACCATTAATGGCTTTCCCGAGTCAGCGGATCGCCAATCCTACCACCTCCAGCCGTTCCACCGTCATCAGAATCGCCGCGCCATTTGATTTTCAGCCCTTCAATTTTTGGCATGAACTCGAAGAAAGTATCTGAAGGATAAAGTCGTTGCTGAGTTTGATTCGTATATCGAAGATTGGCAGACCTATCAAACGCCGCCAATTCTGACTCGCAGGTAACAACGATCTGATCACCAGAGCCGCCTTCCTGACCAGCCGTGATGCTCATAACATCCATAAAGCCTGCCCACATCGGAAGCGGGTCATCAAGCAATTCATCATCTGCCGACAAAACGCCGACATAAACTGTGACGGGACGCATAAAGTAATCTTCTGACAAAGCCTGACCGGACAAGGTTGCATCAAGCGCCGACAGAGTGAGAGTTATCGAATAAGGACTGACGTCCGAGCCTTCCTCAAGCGTTGAGACTGAGCCAAGCGATCCGACACCAAGCCAGTCTTCACCGCCCCAAGTGTAAGTCCCAATTCCATTGTGAACATATACCGTTTCAGCAGCAAATTCTAACTTCACGAAAGTCAAAACGGTAACAAATGGTAAATCAAACGCCGCCAGGCTATCCGGTAAAAATGGTCTGCTCATGCCAAAACATCCTCGACAGCATCAAGGCTGAACGATGAAAGTCCTGCAAGTTCATTGCTCCAGCCAGACTTCGATGCCAGCATGAATACACCGTTAACTGGCGAAGTGTAGTCAACGCTTCCGTTGTTGATAGTTGACTTCCGTATAGGCGGCGCAATTTGGATCGTTATATTTCCTGAAGCGTCTGAATTTGCGTCAGTTGTAACCATGTGAAGTTCGTTGTTAAAAGAGACATAATCACCGGCTTTTACATATCCAGTAATGGATGTGCCAGTAGTCGAGCAAACAAGATTGGCTCCAGACTGCCCAGCGCCGTTTATTGTCAAAGTTCCAAATCCGACGCCTCTGCGAGTATAAGAATGATCATGCAACAAAAACCGATGCTCTTGCCCGTTCAGCTTGGCAAGAAAAGCCTGCATCTCCGATCTGTCATCACCGCTTAAATTATTGAAAGACATGCCAACCCGCCAAAGCG